ATCGATAGCATAATCAAAATGGAAGCTCAGGCCGCGGCGGCTAACATTACATCAAGTATTAGCAAGCTACTTGGTATTGGTACAAGCACGTCGACGGCTAGCAGTAGTAGTAGTGATTCATCAAGTAGCTTGCTTACTTCGGCGATTTCGTTGGTTAGTCAGCTTGCCGATGGCGGTGCGGTTTATGGTCCTGGTACAGGCACAAGTGATTCCATTCCGGCGATGCTTAGTAATGGTGAGTATGTATTAACCGCAAATGCTACTAGTGCAATTGGCGTGAGCAATTTAGACCGAATAAACAAAGGCTATGCTTCGGGTGGACTTGTAACTGGTCCATCGTTAGCTAGTCTGAGTAATTACGGTAATGTTTCTAACGTATCCAGCGCCGGATCATCAAGACGATCTGTTGGAAGCAGCAGTAATCAGAGCAGCGTCACAATGAATATTTATGCTCAGGATGTGCGTGGAGCCAAGCAGTCGCAAAGCCAGATGATGGCGGAAGCTTATAATGCGATGTCGAGAGCGAGGAGAAATGTATGAATAATGAACAGCGCATAGCACAGTTAGAAAAAGAAGTGGCCGATCTCAAACGGCGGCTTGAGAATCAGCCAAAGATAATATCTTTTGATTTTAAAGTACAAAACTTTAAAGAATTAATGCCTAGGGTTGTCCAGGAATTACACCGACAATTTGGTCGATAAAAAGAGTAATTGAGGCACTGTTTATTTGCTCTCCGGATAAACCACTTGGATATAAAACAGCATCTTTGAGAGTAACGTAATTTAGATGGTTTACAGATAACTTATGTTCATCGATTATTTGCTCTAATGATTCCGTATAAGCATCTTTCATATCTTCATCAATAGATCCTACAACTATTCCGGCAGCAGTTATAAAAGTAATTTTATTATTTAGACTGTTTTCGTTGAGTTTGCTGAAAAGCTGAAACATTGTTATTATGGTCCTTTTTGTATCAGACACAAAATATCACCTCCCTTCGAGGTGATATTTCTATAAATTCCATTATTTTCCTGTAAAGGAGGGCGGATAGTGAACTTCGACTTGCAATTATTTTCAGTATCCCTACCAGATAATCCATTCAAATCTGACGCAACCGCTGGCGAATATTATTTGCTCTATGTCAATGCAGGAACTGTAACTAACCCAGAGTGGAAACGAATTGGCGGTCAACGCAGCTCAACCTTAAATAGAAAAGCTACCAGCGTTGATGTTAGCAATAGAACGAGTGGCCGCTGGAGAATGAAAAAGGTAGGCCTAAGAGAGTGGAGCATTGATTTGGATGGACTAATTCTGCTAAATGATGGTGGATTAGAAATATTAGATCAGGCCTTTATGGACGGACAACAAGCACACCTAAAATTTCAGTATCCCGATTTAACCTACCGTCTAGGGTGGGCAATAATTACTGATTTCAACATTGAAAATCCTTACAATGATGCTGCAACGGTGAAGGGGACCCTAGAAGGAAGCGGACCTTTGTCTGACTTGATGGTAGATACATCGAATTTGGTAACTATCAGTAAAAATCCAGATAGTAAGCAGATTTTTAACACTGATCATTACATTACATAGCGGGGTGTAATAATGAGTACAAGTTTTCATGAAATCAGATTCCCTGTGGATCTCTCCTGGGGTGCATCAGGTGGGCCAGTTTTTGATGTAGATATTATTGAAACAAAGACCAAACTGGAACAACGTAATTTAAATAACTCATACCCGCAAGCAACCTACACCATCCCATATAATCTGAAAAATTTTGATGAGTACCAGGATATTCTAAATTTTTATTATGCCAGACGCGGCAAAACATATGGATTCCGGTTTAAGGATTGGAAAGACTACTATGCCGCGGATCAATCGATCGGCAGTTATGATGGCACTACAACCGAATTTCAATTAATTAAGACATACGGGGATAGCGTTAATACATATACTCGGACAATCACTAAGCCGATAAAAAATACGGTAAGAATCTATGTTGATGGCGATTACTATAAGGACTGGACCTGCGATTATACGACTGGAATAATTATCGTTTCCGGTTTAACTGGTACAACCACAAGTGAGAACAAAATTACTGCTGATTTTGAATTCGATGTTCCAGTGAGATTTGATAATGACTTTCCCACAGTAGCCGCGGACGATGAAAATGATTTAATATCGGTGAACACAATTACCTTTAAGGAGCTGTTGGCATGAGCTCAGATATAGGATTAACTGATACCGTAACAACCTTATGTACCTGCTGGGAAATTACCCGTAAAGATGGTACCGTGATGGGGTTTACCGATTTTTCCGAGGCACTTACCATTGACTCTGTAACTTATGAGGCAAAAACCGGTTATGCGTCAACAACCATTGCATCCTCAAGCGGTTTATCGGTAGATAATCTTGATGTATCAGGAGCACTGTCCAGTGATGCTATAACCGAAGCCGATATAACTGCAGGCAAATATGATTTTGCGGCAGTACAAATATTTCAAGTTAATTATCTAGAACCTACAGCAGGGGAAAATATTCTTCGAACCGGGTATATAGGTAATATTTCGCGTGGTGATCATGCGTTTACCGCTGAAATTAGAGGCTTAGCGCAATTGGCCCAACGAAACATCGGTGAATTATATTCAGATACTTGTCGGGCTACTCTGGGGGATACCAGGTGCGGGATAGATTTGACCGACTATACATTTACTGCAACTGTGACAGCGGTTGGTGATGACACTTTCACAATATCGAACAGTGAAACCAAGACAGCTGGCTACTTTAAAAAGGGGCTTGTGACTTTTACCAGTGGCAACAATGATGGCGTAAGCATGGAAATTCAAGCGCATACCAAAGATGGTACTTACGATGTGATTACACCATTCTTACCGTTAGCTGAAACTATTGCCGTGGGAGACACTTTGACGATCGTGGCTGGATGCACTGGTTCTTTTTCGGTATGCTCTGGAACTTTTGATAATTATCTGAATTTCAGAGGTGAACCAAATATTCCAGGCACTGATACCATTTATTCCTACGCCTAGGAGGTGAGATTTTGAAACGAACTGAAATTATTAACTCTGCTAGAGGTTGGCTGGATACAAAATGGCAGCACCAAGCCTGCCTTAAAGGTGTTGCGTGTGATTGCGTGGGGCTTGTCCGTGGTGTGGCTGCAGACTTTGGTCTTAAAGTTGACATCACAGATTTAAATTACTCTCAGCGGCCACATCATACAGATGAAAAGCTTTATCAAAAAGTAAAAAAATATATGCAAGAAATATCGATCGCCGAGGCTAAGCCCGGCGATATTTTATTGTTTGGCTGGGAACAGTGGCCTGCTTATCATTGCGGTTTTCTTTCGTATAATGGCTTTGTAATTCATACTTGGCTGGACGTAGGCAAGGTTGTTGAAAGCCGCTTAGATGAGACATGGAAGGAAAACATACGCTACGCTTTCCGCTTGCCTGGAGTTGAGGATTAAATGGCGACGATTCTACTCAGTAATGCCATAGCGGCGGCTAATCCATTTTGGTCAGCGGTATTAAGCTTGGCCGCGACGACTGCAGATCAATATTTATTTGGCAAACACCAAACGGCTACCCGCATGGATAGCACCCAAGTTAACGACAGCAGCTATGGCAATATGATTCCGATTGTTTTTGGTATGGTGCGAGCTTCCGGCAATATTATTTTTGCTAGTGATTTTACCTCTCATGAAAGTAGTAGCAGTGGTAAGGGTGGCGGAGGAACAACCACTTATACTTATTCGATTAGTGTTGCAGTTGCTATTTGCAAAGGGCCGATCGTCAAGATACGCCGTATGTGGTTGAATGGGACAGAGTATATTTTTACTTCCAAAAGTTCCACTACATATAAGTTCACAAAAGTTGATGACACATCGACAACAGTCTCATGTCGTATTTATCTAGGGAGTGAGACCCAAGAGCCGGATTCCTATATGGAAACAAAAAACGGCGGAACTGGTACAACTCCTGCATATCGGGGGTTAGTTTATGCCGTTTTCCAAGATCTCTATTTAACCAATTTCGGTAATGGAATTCCTCAGTTTGCCTTTGAGGTAGTATCTGAAGCCATGGCCGATTCGGTGAATTATAGCGACCAAACAAAAACAGGACTGACGTTCACAGATGAAGATTTAAGTTTTTCGACATGGGAAAATGCAACGATTAAATATTGTACATTTACTAACTGCCGGCTGGATGGATCATCATGGGATAATTCAACTATAAAAAATTGCAGCTTCGAGGGATCAGTTATACGTGATTCTAGCTGGGAAAGTGCGACGATCACTGATTGTACTTTTGATAGTGTAGATGCTCGCGGTGCAAGCTGGACAAGCGCTAAAATAACGGATTCGTCATTTGATGAGGCAGATGTAAGAGGCTGCGGGACTATGAATGTCGGGAACTGTACGTTTGTTAGTGCCTATGTGAATGATACGACGTTTCAGCTAATATCATCTTGCACTTTCACCGATGCCGATTATGATACCGTAGACACGGGATATTTGAGTTATTATCCATCATGTCCGCTCAGCAAAATCATTTCGACTCTTGCCGATTATGCTGAAATCACGGATGACATGATATCGATGACAGACATTACGAATTCGGTCAATGGTTATACCATTACCTCACAATCTACTTTTCGGAGCATAATGGAAACCTTCATGCAGGCGTACGCCTTTGATGCCTATGAAGCGGATGGAGTTTTAAACTGCATTGCTCAAGCCTCACAAGATATAACGGTTATTCCGGAAGCTGATTTAGGAGCAGTAAGCTCTGGCAGTGAGACAATTGATAAGCTGAAAATTGAGGACAAGGATGTCTACGAACTGGCACCGCAAATAAATGTTACCTACTACAACTATGCTCAAGATTATCAGCAAGGCACTGTCCGGGCTAGACGCAGATTTTACACGGAGTCGCTTGGGGAAGAAACCGTAAATCTTAATATTGTAATGACGAAATCTGAGGCGCAAACAATAGCCGATAATCTTCTCATAAAGGCGTGGACCAATAAGACTACATACACCACTCAATTAGGTAATAAGTGGGCGTCGCTTCGTCCAGCACAAGTAGTACAAACAACTGTAAAAGGGGTCAAACGGGTATGGCAAATTACAAAAATAGATTATGATGGCGGAATAATGAAGGTGGAGGGGCAAGGATTTAAGGCTCCTACGGTCGTTTCCCACGTGATAGTTGATCCGGCTGTAACATTAGTTTCACCAGGGGACATTACTTTATATTTGCTGGACATCCCATTATTGTCTAGTACTGATGGCGCTGGCTTTTATGCCGCTGCTACCGCTGCAAGTAATTACAAAACGGTATATCTTTACAAGTCCACCACGACTGATGATACAACCTTTAGCTTGCTAGATTCCCTTGAATATGCCGCAACTGCCGGGGTAGCCAGCTCGGTATTGTCTGACGGTACCGTTTATTTCTTCGACATGGCCAATACGGTTACTGTGACGCTGACGAACGGTACCCTGTCGAGTATGACAAAGGCTGACGTGCTAAATGGTAATAACGCGGCTCTGTTGGGTGATGAAATCATTCAATTTATGACGGCAACCTTAGTTGGTACGAACGAATATACACTGTCTGGATTGCTTCGGGGCCGGAGGGGTACTGAATGGGCCACTAGTATGCATGAGTCGGGAGAACGGTTTATATTGCTTTCGAGCAGTACAGTTCAGTCCGAAACTATGAGTCTGAGTGATATTGGGCAGGAAATAACTTATCAGTATGGTTATGCCAGCACTGATGGTACAACAGAAACATTTACGGCTACAGGCATTGGCTACAAACCATATTCGCCTTGCCACGTAAAAGGCACTCGGGATAGTTCGGGTAATCTTACAATTACCTGGATCCGGCGGACACGGATTGGCGGTGAATGGAAAAACAACATCGATGCTCTGCTAAGTGAAACGACCGAGGCTTACGAAGTTGATATTATGTCCGGCACCACTGTATTGCGGACACTGACGGCCACCTCTGCAACGGTTGAGTATACAGCGACCTACCAGAAAACAGACTTCGGAAGTGTGCAGGCATCTATTACCGTGAATATCTATCAAATCTCAGAAAAGGTTGGACGCGGATATGTAAAGGAGGTGGTTTTATGAGCGATACTCCAAGGCTGGCTATGCCTTATTTATCATCAAGTCAGGCGCAAAAAGAAACGACTCATAACGAGTCGCTTGTTATTTTATATTCGTATGCACAGACTGCGGTTGAATCGGCAGCCTTAACAGCGCCGCCAAATTCGCTTACAGAAGGAAATTTATATATTGTAGGAACAAGCGCAACTGATGCATGGGCAGGATATGACAATTATCTAGCTCAATACATTGGAAGCGCTTGGGTTTTTTATAGTCCGTTTTCTGGAATGCGGGCATGGGATAAAGCTACGCCACAGGCTTTAGTTTATAAAAGCAGCGCTTGGGTGAATGAACTGACAGCTGCAGCCAAGATAGGCTTTTTTGATACAACGCCGGTAACTCAAACGATCGTAACAATGAGTAATACGGATGGAGCTATTAGTGGGCTGACAATATCTACAACGTATTCTCAGACTGAGGTCGAAGCGTTGCGAGATGCTTGCGAAACATTGGCGCATGATGTGCGAGCCTTGAAAACGGCGTTGGCTAGTTATGGGTTGGTTTAAG